CTGCACCAGAAATAGAAATTGTAGAAGGAGATGTTAGAGCATATGCTGGAAGTACAACTGTAGGAGTACCTCAAAGTGTAACATTTACTAATAATGGTAGTGCTTTCCACTTAGACAAATCAATTTCATCTAATTTCACTTCTCAGTACATAGTAGGACTTAAAACTATAAGTGGAGATTTCCAAAAAGGTGAAACTGTAGTACAGAAGATAGGAAACACAGAAGTTGCTAGAGCAAAGGTTACTGAGTGGAGACTAGGATCTAACCTCCTGAAACTCCAGTCTGTGACTGGGATCTTGAGGGAGAATGTTGCGATTGAAGGATTATCATCAGTATCTTCCGCAGTTATCAAATCTGTATTTGTTACTGGATTTACTGAAGACATTACTAGTTTCTATGACAATAGAGGTTTCTCTAAATCTGATAAAGGAAAACTAGGTGTATCTAATCAAAGGTTAATTGATAGTGCTTTCTATCAAGATTATTCATATGTTGTTAAATCTAAGACTCCAATTGAGCAATGGAGAGACTTAATTAAGTCTACTACCCATCCAGCTGGATTTAGATTGTTTGGACAGGTTGATGTTGAGAGTGATGCCTCTACAACAATGCCAACTGAAGTTCCAAAGGCAGATCATTTTAGTATTGTTCAACTTTGGGATCCTGAAAAGAATAAGATCACTGTTGAGAATACTACAAGGATAATTACTCAGACGATTCAGAATGTAGAGAGTCAAAGAGTTCGTAAGGGTATTGGATCTGTTGCGACATCAGACTTTAATTTCAATGAGACTCGTGCTTTTGAGTTTACTCTTAATGGTGCATTCGATGGAACATACAATAGTGACGGTCAGTTAATTGGCACAAAGACATTCCAAGTACTAGATGAGAACGGTGTTGCATTTACTCCAGTTAATGCTAATACTCTTATTGTAACATTAGATGGTATATTACAAGAACCAGGTAAAGCATTTACTGTATCTGGTGATAATATTGTATTTGCCCAACCACCATTAGGACCAGGAGTTAAAGCAGGGTCAGCATATAATGGAGTTAAGTTCTATGGTAAGGTATTTGAATGGAAATCTCCAGGTGCTGCATACAATACAAGGTATCTTAAGAAGATTAAAAATATCTTCCAGCGTAATGGAAGATGGTTAGATGCTGCAAATCAACTTGCAAGAAATAAAGAGTTTATTACATCTGAAGCAGTTGGATATGGTAAGGAAACTTATCCATTACTAGATTGGGCAACTAAGAGTGATGACTATATCAAGGATATTGGATTTATCATTGACTCTTATGAGCATGATTTGAGGTTTGGTGGTAATATTAAGACTATTGATTATTCAACTATATTTGCTACCACTCCTTATATTAAAGATAATAAAGATGAGTCCTTTAAGATATTCAAATATGCTACTAACTTAGCAAGACTTGCTATTAGAAATTGGGATTATGTTGAGACTAATGCAACATATACTACTAATACTACATCAGTAACAGTTACAAATACTGAGAACTTAGTAGTTGGAATGTATCTTACCTCTGGTAGAGCGTTCCAAGCAGATACTAAGATCACTTCTATTGATAGTCCTACTAAAATAACTGTTAGTAAAGCTATACTAGGTAATTCTACTGCATCTAGTAATACAACTCCAACTAATTTAACTGGAACTACTAGTGGTGATGAGACTTTTGGTGGTGTTGGACAGGTTCTTCTCAACGACACATATACAGTCTCTGTTGGTGATACTGTATCAGTAGGAGAAGATCCTGGTGGATCTCCTGAGATTATATTCCGTTTGAATGGAAGGAATGACGGTACATTCTATGATGCTGCATATTTGATTGAAAGAAACAAACAGCATATCGTAGAAGAAGCAACACAAGCAATTACTGCCAACATTAGTGACTATCAAACTAATCCAGCAACTTATCGTCCTTATGTACAGTATTATGTCGAATCTGTAATATATCATTTACAATTAGGTGGTAATGAGAAGGTTGTTAAGATATATGAGAGATTAAACTTTAAAGATTTACCTACTACAATAACAGGCAACCCATCAGAAGGGTTTAATACTCTGTTGGATGAGTGGAAGAGTGATATGTCTAAGATGTTTGCAAAGGCATCTGAGTATATGACTTCTGCTATAAGAAATACATTAGCAGCAAAGGTTAACTCTACTATAGATCCTAATCCAGACACCAGTATTACAGCTGATAAGTTATCACCTGCCTGTGCTGAGGTAGCATCTGCACTTGATACATTTGCTACAATTACTGCAACAGTTCTTACAGAAGGAGAAGGATTAGTAGTAGCAACAGATATAAATTCACCGAAGACTGGTAATTGGACTACTACTGCAACATATACAAATTATAATATCATCAGTGATCCTCTATTAATTGCTAAGGATTGTGATGATGTAGTTTCTGCTGTTGATTCTTTATATGATAGTTTCCAAGATATTCTTAGTGACAGAGCTGTTACTAGAGGAAACCCAGATTATGTTGACGGAGAGAATACAGATTTTGAATTGTATTGGGAAGATGGTAGTGCTGTAGATACTGATGTAGATGAAGATCTATTCTTAACTATTAATGCAGTTCTTCAGACACCAAAATATAGTGCTGCTATATCACAAGATTCATATTTCATTGATAGGACTACAGTACCTAATGTATTGAAGTTTAGCGTTGCACCTATTTGGGATCAAGATCTTGGTGCTAAGAGTTTAGGTGAAGCAACTGCTGTTGAGAAAGTAACAGGAATTGGTGTTGGTAATTATAAACGTCTTACTATCGACTACGATTTAGTAGACGATGTAAAATCTGGTCCATTCTTAATTCTTGATGTAGAAGATAAGACTTCACAAACTGTTGAACTTCAAGATTATTTGTATGTCTTCTTAGATGGAGTCTTACAGAGACAGGGATATAGTTATACAATAGCAGGACCAAATATCTTCTTCAATGTTCCTATTAAGAAGGAAATGAAGATTGACATGCGTTACCTCTATGGTAGAGATGCTGGTCAAACTCTAAACATATACGATTTCTCTCCTGATACCTACTTTGCCTATGGTACATTTGTACTAGATACAAGTTCTGCACAGGTTGATAGCTTCCTTACTTATTCTTGGATGGGTGAGAAGGTAGGTACTGGAATACATTGTTGGCAAGTAAGATCTAACGGTACATATAATGTTATTGGTGAAGTAAGTAGTGCTTATAAGACTGCATCTACTTTATCCTTTAGTATTAAATCACAAAATGCTGCTGTTGAAGCAGGATTGGATCTGATCTTTGCTACTAAGACAGATTACACTAAGACATTTACATTTGCAGATTCTGAATTTACCAATACTACATTAACATTCACAGAGGATTCTACTGGTAGGAAGATATTGAATAGTGATAATGCTGTTTGGTATGGTACAACATTAGGTAAAACATATAGAAATCCATTTGCTTCTCTGTCTAATGGAGATCTTGTAAGAGTAGAAGGTGAAGACAAATTTAGAAGAATTAAGAAAGTACCTGAAAGTACTACAAGTAAAGATGGTAGAGGTGGAGAACAATTAACAGATGATGTTTATAGTACTGTATCAGTAGAAGGTTATGCTGGTATCACTAGAGGTGAGGGTCTTAGTGTTGTTGCAACTGTTAGTAGTGGTAAAGTTACTGCTTTAACATGGAACCGTCGTAGTTATGATCCATTAACTCAACCTACTGCATATCAATACTTTACACCTCCTGTCTTGGAATTTATTCCTGAAGATGGTACTGGTGGTGGTGCAAAAGCAGAAGTTGTTGTAAGTAAAGGTCAAGTAATAAGTGTTGATCTACTTGATGGTGGTTCTGGATATACCAAAGCACCTATCATTGTAGTTGCTAGAAGATTTGATATCTTAACTGAAAGAGATATTGGTGTATCTCTTATTAATGTTGAGATGGTTCCTCAAGTTCAGATTGGACAGGGTGCTACTTCTGCATCTAGGATTACTATTCTTGGTACTCAGGTTCAAGGTATCGATTCATTCTCAAGTACTTTATTCAATAGTCCTCTTGATGTTACTAGGAAGATAACAGCAGAGCTTCAGATTGATACTGATAATATTGCAGAAGGACAGTCTGGATTTGATATGCCATCTGGACCTATACAACCTGCTACTGTAAAACTTGTTTTTGTTGAACCAGCACCTGTACTGATCGAAGGTGAAGGTGGAGCACTGAGAAATCAGTGGGAAGCAACTGTTGTAAGTGCAGAACTTCAGGATATCATACCTCTTGCTTCAATTACTACAGTTGGAAAGAGTATCGTTTCTACTTTAGTTCATGAGATTCATAATACAGCATTAGGTAATATCAATTACTTTGAGGATGCTGCATATACTAACGTTGATACTAATATCGGTGATAGTATTATCTACATCCCAGACACCAGTAGTTTTGCATCTAATGGTCATCTGTTGATAGGTGATGAACGTGTTCGTTATTGGAGGAAGCTATCTGATCGTTTCTTAAATGTTGATCGTGCTCTATATGGAACTACAGATAAGTTCCATGCTGCTGGCACATATTTACGTCAAGTTCCAGAGATAATTTCTGTCATACCTGCTGGTATCGTTAAGATCGAGTCTGAAGTATCTGATTGTTCAATAATAAGTGCCGCTGCTGGTTCTTCTAGAGAATCCATATATCAACATCAGATTGAAGTAGATAAGCAGAGTCCTCATGATACTTCCAGAGAAATTGTTGTAATGCCACCTGAGACTGGTATTGTTGATAGGTATCAGGAAACTGCATTCTTACCAGATCCTATTGAACAGAGAAATGGTAATTTCGTTGATATTCCTGAACCATATACTGTTACTAAGAGAGATGGAACTATAATTACAATTGTAAACGAGGTATTTGGTAGAGAGGTAGAGTATCGCGGAGATTATATTATTGGTAATATTGGGTCTACTATTGGTATGTGGGATCAGACAGGACATGACGTTGGCGCGTCCAATGTTTCTGGAATGACCATTGGAGAACTTGATAGAATCTTTGCTTCGATGGCAATTAAAGATTTCACCGATAGAACTCATTCTAATTATACTCTCAGTGGAGACTACTTCAATCTAGGTAGACCATCTACCCAAAACCCTGTGGCCATCACTAGTTCCGCAGGTACAATAGGTGGTAATATCGTAGTACAAGATACAACTTATTGGCCAGATACTGGCTACATATTTACGTCTGGTGGTACAGTTATACAGTACACCAGCAAAACTGCTACAACATTTGAAGGGTGTACGCTCACCTCTGGTCCTAACAATATTGCTTCTGGACACGAGTTAGTTCCGTATCACCCAACATAAACTGTATAAATATAAATAACTTTGGCACAAAACACGTCGGTAAAATAAATGGCTGCTATTATCTCTGATAAATTTAGAATTTTTAATGCGACTCAATTCTTAGAGTCGTTAACTGAGGGTGCTACGGATACTAGTGCCGAACGTTCAAGGATGTACTTCTTCGTAGGAAGACCTCAACCTTGGAAGGCAAATCTAGAAATCCACTCTCAGAACGCTACTGCATTTGTAGTAGGACAAGAAGTATACGTAGGCACTTACGGATCAACTGCTTTTAGAGCAACGATTGCTGCGGTTTACGATAACGCATTACTTCTTACCGACGTTTTTGGAAGTTCTGGTGTTAACTCTGTTCCTACTCTAGGATCTACTCTAAAAGGTAGAACTGGTGGATCAGGTGGATCTGACACTGGTGCTGAAGCAAAGTCTGGTGTATACCGTTATGCTACTGAGGATGTGCCACCTCTTCCTTTGGATAACGCAACAGAGAAAGTTAATCTATATGATGAGATAATTGCCGCAAAACGTGTGACTGGTGCTTATGCACGTACAGTTATTCGTCGTTACAACTGGGACTTGGTAGCCAACCCTAAGTTTGACATGTGGAAGCCCGACTATTCTGCTACTCCTGGTGGCGGTGGTCAAATTGGTAAGCAGACTGCCACAGGACAGGATGGCATCTCTACCGCAAAATTCTATGTTATGAACTCCTCATACGAGATATTTAAGTGTCTCTATAATGGAGAGGGACCTGGTAACGCTACTGGACAGAACGCTACTGAGGAACCATTAACAACAGGTGCTAACTATGCATCTGGAACAGGTCTTTATACTGAGACTACTGGTGCGAAATATGTTTGGAAGTATATGTACACCGTCCCAACAGATGATGTTCTAAAATTCCTTTCTTCTGATTTCCTACCTATAGTTCTTACTACAAACGCAACTCGTCAAGCAACTGAGGCTTTAGCAGTCGCTGGTGCTGTTGATGTTGCACTTATTGAGAATGCTGGATCAGGTCTTCCTGCTTCACAGACTCTATACACAGGTATTAAAGGTGACGGAACAGGTGGTAAGGTTAAATTCGCCACAGACGGTTCTGGAACTATCACATCTGCTGAAATCGAAGCACGTGGAACAGGTTATACCTACGCTAATGTTTTACTAGGTAATGGTAACCTATTCAGTAATGCTGGACTTTCTAACGCTGTAGCAACTGGTGCTTCTGCTGTTGGTGCTATTGAAGTTATTCTTCCCACACAAGGTGGACATGGATCAGACTTCGAGACAGAATTAAATGGTAAGCGTGTTATGACGAACATTCGTCTAACTTATGCTGAGGGTTCTGGAGACTTCCCTGTAGATAACGACTTCCGTCGTATTGGAATTATCAAAGACCCATTCAATTATGGAACAACAACTTTCTCCACTGCTGATACATTGAGTGGACTGAAAGCACTTAAGATTACTGGAGCAACTGCTGACTTCATTCCTGATGAAGTTATCACACAAACAGTAACAGGTGGTACTGCTAAAGGTACTGTAGTTTCTTGGACATTAGATCAAGGTCAAACAACTACTGGAGTTCTTAAGTATATCCAAGTAAATGACAAACATGCCGATAGTGGTGTTGTAAGAGCATTTGAGAGTAATGGTTCTAACGCCGTTGGTGGTGGTCTTTCTGCCGCTTCTGGTACAGTAGATACTTCTTACTCCAATTCACTATTAGGATCTACATTTGCTTCAGGTCTTGCTAATCCAGAGATCGAGAATAATTCAGGTGATGTAATTTACATCGAAAACCGCCGTCTTATCACTCGTGCTCCTGATCAGATCGAAGATATCAAACTAGTTATTGAGTTCTAAGTTCATTCTACTACGCTAAATACTAAAGATAAGCTGCTAGTATTGGCGATAGTAAAATGCCACAGAAGACAAACCTTAATGTAAGCCCTTATTACGAGGACTTTGACGTAAATAAGAATTTTTATAAAATTCTATTTCGTCCTGGTTACTCAATACAGGGTAGAGAATTAACTCAGGTTCAATCTATTCTTCAGAATCAGATTGAATCTTTTGGTAAGTATGCCTTCAAGCAAGGTGAACTTGTCATACCTGGTGAGGTTGGATTAAACACGAAATTAGACTACGTTAAACTATCTTCTGTTTCAGAAGTAGCCATTAACGAAGGTGGAGAGATTGTCTACAAGAAGTATGACATCACCTTATTAGTCGGACAGCAATTAAGAGGTATTACCTCTGGTGTAGTAGGAACTATATTAGCAACAAAACTAGCAACTGAATCATCCGCAGATACTGTCTTTGTTAATTACCTTAATAGTGGTAATTCCAATACTGAGTCTACTTTTAGACAAGGTGAGACACTAGAAGTGGTTGATGGTGTTAATACTCCTCTGCTTGTCGTAGGTACAGATGGTAGTGTACTTCCAACTAGTATACAGGTAACCAACCCTGATACTGCTGAAGTTACTTCTCTCGAAAGTCCTGCAATGGGATACGGTTCTGCTGTTAAGGTAGAAGAAGGTATCTATTTTGTTAATGGTTATTTTGTTCGCAATGACTCTGGTCTTCTTGTTATTGACGAATATTATGACAAACCATCTGCTAAGGTTGGATTTACAATTGTCGAAGATGTTGTAACTCCAGAGGAAGATTCATCTCTGTATGACAATTCGATTGGATCTTCTAACTCTACTGCACCTGGTGCTCATAGATTAAAGATTGGTCTTGTATTAAAAGAGTTTGCACTTGATGCAATTACTGATAAGAATTTTATTGAACTCCTTAGAGTTTCTAGAGGAGTTATACAAAAGAAAGTATCACCAACAGATTACAATTTACTAGAACAAACTCTTGCTCGTAGAACATTTGACGAGAGTGGAGATTATGTTGTAGATAGTTTTGCTACTGATGTTAGAGAGTATGCACAGAAAGATGGTAATCAAGGTTTATATGCTGTAGATGAATTTGGTCTTTATAATGGATTCTCTGCTGGAGACGCATCTAAGAAGATGGTCGCTAGTATTGGACCAGGTAAAGCATATATTAAGGGATACGAAATTGTTAATAAAGAGACGAAATATCTCACAATTGATAAAGCAAAAGAAAGCGTATTAAGCGACAATGTAACATTAAAGACTAAAGGATTACCAACCTTAAGTGTTAACAATGTTTATGGAAGTATACCTCTTAATCAAGAAGGTTCTGACTTAACTTCATATCCTACAGTATTTTTATACAGTACATTTAATGATGGTTCTATTGGATTAAATGGAACTGAATTATCAACTGATCATAGACAGACTCTTAATAAGAGAGGATCTATATTAGATTCTAATTCTGCTGTTAAGACTATTACTATTCAAGTAACTAATACTACTAATACTCTTGCTACTATTACTGATGGAAACTTTACTACTCTCTTAGGAAGTCTTTATATTATTAAGACAAGAGATGGTAGTGATGCACCTACATCAGTTACTCCATTATCTTCTTTGGCATATGCTAAGGTTAACAAACCACTCATTACTCCTAGTGATGCAGTATTCTATCTAGAATTAACAGTTACTGCTAATAAGGACATACTTGAGTCATTACTACGTGAACAGGATTTAGGAGATTCAGATTTCAGAAGAAAGATATTCCTTACTGAATCTGATGCTCAGAATGATGTCGGAAACGATAATGCTCTTGGATATATCGTAGATTATAGCGAAGTTATTACACCAGTTATAGGAACTGCTAAACCTAGTAACTTTGTACTACAGGAAAGGGGATTAGGATTCAATTCTGATTCTGATATTGTTCTTTCTAAAGGTCGTTTATCTCAAGGTAGTGCAGCATACAACACTATATTCGGATTCTCTTATTTTGATCCTCAGTTCTTCACTAAGATCACCCTACAGAAACCTGTAACGGGTGGTACGTTCGTAACGGGCAAATATGTATTCGGACTGACTAGTGATGCTTATGGGGTCATTGAGGGTGCTTCTAACGGTGTCTATTCAACTGCTAAGATACTCTTCATCAAAACATTATCTGGTAAGTTCCAATCTGGTGAATCTATTAGAGATGAAGCAGGAAACACAATAAAGATTGCTAAGGATAATACAATCTCTCATTTTGTCGTTCAGAAGAGAGGTTTAGGATATAATGATGATTCGGAATTGACAATTAATGGAGTTGATTATGATAACTCTATCATTACTATATCAAGAAAGAATGATGGATCCATCTATGCATGTGACATCATTAATAGAAATGGATTAACTACTACTTATGCTCAGCCTCCAGCAGTAACAGTTAAGAATGGTCCTGGATCTAATCCTGGAGATTCTGCTGCTGTTACACCTGTCCTAGTAAGGAATGCTGTAACAACATACACACCACAGAACATTAAATCTATTGGTGGTCAATATGGATCAGGTGGAGCAAACAAGTTTACTGCTGATGTTGTAGTTGATGATAGATCTTTCTCAGAAATTAAAGATGTAACAGAGTTTACTTTCTTTGGTGCTAATGGTACTAACTTCATCGAATCTACTAGTTTCAGTGCAGATGCTTCTAAGGAATTACAACAGGGAGATATAGTTCAATTCTCTGATAGTAACAATGCTTTAGTTCGTGCTATAGTTCAATATGCTACTGAACCAAAAGGAGCTGCTAAGAGTAGAGTCTATTTGGATATTGCTTTACCTGCTGATGTATCAAACACTAATATTGTTAGGTTGCGTCCAAAGGTAGGTAACAGTGCTGCTGGTACTTTAATCTATCCTACTGGTAGTAAGCAAGTACAGAAAGTCTTTGCTGGAAATGATGATAGTAAGATCAAGTACTATTTCCGTAGAGATTTTGTTGCTACTACATCTACTGGTGGTGGTTTAATAACGTTTGCTGCTCAGTTGCCATATGGTACACAGAGATTTACTGAATTCAGCGAAGAAAATTATATTATTACTGTATTAGATCCAGGTGGTGCTCCTGATATCGCTAAAGGAGATATTGTTTATATCCCTGCTGATAGTGTATCCATCACATCTGCTACAGATACAGCAAGTGGTTTAACTTCTGGTAGTATTACACTTCAATTAGCAGCAAAATACTTTGGTGGAGATCCAAATAATTATGGAACATTCCCCAAACTGAAATTAACTGCTACTCTTGAAGTAAGTAATGCTAAGCCTAGACTTAAGACTGCAATTAAAAATAAGAGAATTATTATAAGTTCTGCTGGAGATCGTGTAATTCCATTCAGAGGAACTGATTATGATAGTGAAGTTATTGAAATATCATCTTATTCAGACGCATACAAATTAAGATATGTCTATGAAGGAACTTCCTCTCAGCCCCCTGAAGTTGATACTGCTGGTAACCTTGTTGTTGGTACTGACGTTACTGACAGGTTTACCTTCGACGACGGTCAAAGAGATACAATTTACGACGTATCGAGATTAGTAATTAAACCCGGAGCACAAGCACCAATTGGTCAATTAGTAATTGGTTTTGATTACTTTGAGCAATCACAAGGTGACTTCTGTACAGTTGATAGTTACTTACATGAAGCAGGTCTTCCTGAAGATGAGATTCCTACTTTCGACTCAGTTATTCATGGCATGGTCGAATTGAAGAATGTATTTGACTTTAGACCAAAGGTTGATAGTACTGCTATTATTTCTGGTTTCCAAGATGTATCATCACTAGCAAATACAAGTGGAGCATTCTCTGCTGCTGGTGCTGTTGTTTCTAGCACTCCTGCTCCAGATAGCAATCTGGAATATACATTCTCATTCAGTCAAGTTCAATACTTAGATCGTATCGATGGTATCTACTTGAATAAGAAGGGTGAATTTGTTGTTAAGCAAGGTAATTCATCACTCAACCCATCCAAACCAGACCCAATTGCAGATGCTGTGCCTCTATTCTATGCATATGTTCCTGCATATACTAAGTCTAGTAAAGATGTAAGAATTACTCCAGTTGATAATCGCCGTTATACAATGCGCGATATCGGTAAGTTGGAGAAACGTATTGAAAGATTAGAGTTCTATACAACTCTAAGCATTCTTGAACAGCAAGCATTGAATATGCAGATCAAGGATGATATCGGACTTGATAGATTTAAGAGTGGATTCTTTGTAGATAACTTTGAGACACATGGATTAGGTAATCTAAAATCACTTGATTATCAATGTGGTGTCGATAGTCAGCAATCTGTTCTACGTCCACAGTCCAAAGAAGATTCTGTTGCGTTGACAGAGGTTAACGGTAGAGAGGATCAGAGATCTGTTTCAGGATATAAGAAGTCTGGTAATATTGTCACACTTCCATATTCAAATCTATCTTTACTTGGAAATGATTTTGCATCTAAGACATTAAATCCTAACCCATTTGTAGTTCTACAGTATGTTGGAGATGGTGAAATTTCTCCAAATATTGATCAATGGTATGATCAGTCAGTAGAACCATTAGTTGTTGATACTAATACCAATCTCTTTAGCATATTCCTTGCTAAGGATCTTGTTAGTGAGAGTTTCTCCAGTCTTTATAACTCATTCGTAGTTAACTGGGTTGGAACTTCACCATCATTTACTGCTATCAATTCATTGGGTGAAGTTGTTACACAACAAGCAGCTGCTTCTGTTGGTACAGCATCTGTTGCGAGTTCTTCTAATGTAAGTCCTCAGAATAATGAGGTTGGTAAAGGTATTCAGACTAAGACTGTAGATGGAAAGATTGTTTCAACTGCACTTCAGTTCTTTGCTAGAAGTCAGGCAATTAAGTTTGTTGTTAAGAGATTAAAACCAAATACTAAGATATCTGTATTCTTAGAAGGTAGAAATGTTAATCGTTGGGTTAACCCTGACCTTAGATTTACTGGTACTGCTGGTAACTCACCATCTGCATTTAATGGAGATGTAATTACAGATAATAATGGTAATGCTAGTGGAATAGTTCTACTTCCTGCTGGTGCTCCTCCAAGAGAAAATGCTACTTGGGGTGGAGATGTTGATACTGTTGATTATGATACTGCTGCTGAAGAAATTCGTGTAACAACTGGTATCAAGACATTCAGGTTTACATCTAGTGCTACTGATGCTGATAAGGCAACAGTAGATACATATGCAGAAGTTAAGTACTATGCAACTGGTATTCTCCCAGAAAATCCAGCAAGTATTGTTTCCACAAAACCATCTTACTTCAAAGCGAATGAAGGTGTACAAATAATTGATAACAATACAGATAACCCAGTAAGACCTAACCCTCTTGCTCAGACATTTAAGGTTGAAAACTTTGATGGTGGTGTATTCTTAACAGGTGCTGATCTATACTTCAGTAAGAAGAGTGATGATATTCCTGTTAAAGTTTATGTTACTAATGTAGATAGTAATAAGCCTGGTAAGAATGTTGTTCCTGGAACAGAGAAGGTTCTTGCACCTAGTACATTCCTTAAGGTATATGCTAACGGTAATGTAAGTATAACTAAGGCAGAAAATGTAACTGGTTTATCTTCTTCTGCTAGTGGTCCAATTCAGAAAGTTATTGATAAGAATGGTGTTGATCTAGTTGCAACTGCATCTGGTGTATACACATTAACTAATGAGCAGGTATATACACTTGTTCTTAGTAACCATAATGGTAAAGCATTTAAACAGAATGAAGATTTATCTATTCCTTCAGTTACATTAGCAAATAATACTAATAATACCCAGTTAAAATTAACTATTGCTAAAGATAGTGGTAAGTTATCTGGTATTAAGGTAACTAAGGTTGGTCAGAATTATGATAGTGCTATTTTAACTATCGAAAGTCCTCAATTAGCAGGTGGATCAGTTGCTACTGCAAGCATATCTGTATCTGGTGGTAAAGTTTATAATACTGAAATCCTTCTTGCTGGTTTTGGATATACCGAAGCTCCATCAGTTGTTGTTAAGGGTATTGGTAATGGTGCAGGTGGATGTGAGATATCAACTTCTATTGAAATAGATACTCCTGCTGTAAGGATGGGTGTAGCAACAGATCAAACTGGTGTTACTAATTCAACCACACCAACATACTTCGAGTTTGATTATCCAGTATACCTTCAGAATGACACTGAATATGCTTTCGCAGTTGAAACAGATTCGATTGATTACGAACTTTGGGCATCTCGTTTAGGAGAAACTGATGTTTCCACAAGTACAGTTATTACTTCTCAACCATCATTAGGTTCAGTTTACAAATCTCAGAACGTAGATAACTGGACTGAAGATATATTTGAAGATCTTAAGTTTAAATTATATCGTGCTGAGTTTAATATTACTAGACCAGCAGAACTTCTACTTAAGAATGATAACTTGGGATATGAATTACTTGGTACAAATCCATTTAATACTAACGCTAGTGCTTCAACAGCAGCAACTGCTAAGTTATTCCAGAATAACAATAAGATTATTAGAGTAGATCATAGAGACAATGGTTTTGAAGATACAGGAAAATCCTATGTATTCTATAGATCTGCAACTGAGACAGCAGGTATTACTGCTGATAACTTCAACACCAATCTATTCCAAGTAGATAACGGTGGTGTTGATACTTACACTATTACATCAGCATCACAAGCATCTGGAAATGCTGTTGGTGGTGGTACTGGTGTTTATGCATCACATAACAGAAAATATGAAGTTCTTTACCCACAAGTTCAGTATTTAACTACAGGTGGTACTAAGATTGAAACATCTGTTAAGACTACAAATGTAGTTTCTGTAGATTCTACTACAAATAACTATACTTCTTATAACAGAACTAGTGATTATGAGAAGACATTCTTAAATGAACCACATTATTTCACTAATCAGAAGTTTATTGCTTCTGATATTAATGAAACTATGAATTCACTTTCAGAATCTTTGACTTATAAGTTACTTCTTTCGTCTACTGTGTCTCATTTGAGTCCAGTTGTTGATCTTGATAGTGCATCTGTTAAGACAATTTCTAACAGAATTGAAAGTGGAAGTGGTAAGGAAGATAGATTTGGTAGAAAGGATCAGATTCTAGAATTATATCCAGTATATAAATTCACTGTTGCTGGAAATGGTGGAACTGCTGTTACAAGTAATCAGACAGTTACAGGTGATACTTCTAAAGCATCTGGTACTATTGCTAGAGTTAATGGAAGTGAGATTTATGTCAGAGTTAAGACTAGTCAGTTCTTCCAGAAAGGTGAAAGAATTCGTTTAAGTATTCAAAGTTCACTAACAGATGGATCTACTGTAACAGTTGACACATATCCATCTCAGATTATTACTTCTATTGCTGATGCAGCAACTATAGTTGCACGTAATCCTAGTGTTATCACTGAACTTTATGATAGTCCAAGTTACGGTATTATCGGTACAAGTCAGCAGTGGGATTCTGTTACACAAGAGTTGACAGTAAGAACTGACACTCAACCAATTAATGATAACTTTACTTCTAGGATAGTAGATAGTGCTGACTATAATAGAAATGCAACTATTGCTAGTCAAACACCAGATATATTCAGGGTAGGAGATTTAATTAAGTATCCTGGTCAGGTAGATGATGAAGCATATTATCTAGAAGTTGGAAAAGTAAGTTATACCAATGGTTTAGAATTCATTCCAGAGAATGTATCTAAGAATGGATCTTCTATTGCTAAGTATGTAACTAAGGAAATTGGTATTAGCAATCCAGCATCATCTGTTAATGTTAAATTGACAGTTAATGTTAAGGACATTTCAAATGTTCAAGTTCTTTACAGAACTAAGAAGGCAGGAAGTCAAGAAAACTTTGAGGATATTGACTGGGTATACTTTAATAGTACAGGTGTACCAGACAATGTAGAAGTTGCAACAAGTGAGAATACTATCTCTGGTGTTGTAGAGAAACAATCTTCCTATCAAGAACTAAGTTATAGCGTTTCAGATATTTCTGAATTTGCATCATTCGCTGTTAAAATTGTTATGAAATCAGTAGATCCAGCATATGTTCCTAAAGTTCAGGATATCAGAGCAGTAGCATCGTTCTAAACTCCGCACATGGATTATCTCAAGGTGAAAGGTCATGACGGTCTTGTAAGAGACCAAAACACAGGGGCCATCTTAAATCATGACGTTTCTGCTATAGAAGCTAGACGTAAGACGCGGAACTTAGGTTCCGCATTGGAAGACATAAATATGTTGAAAGAAGAAATTCTTGAGATTAAATCCCTGTTGCGAGAGTTAGTATCAAATGCCAGCAATTAATGTAGCGAGAACCGACACCTTTGAATCTCAAAGGGTCAAGATTAACACACTTAGTTCTCAACTCTTTTCTGTTACTTCAGGAGGGTCTAACCTCTCAACAGGATTATTAAGATTAGGTGATGGAACTGTAGCAGCTCCTTCTCTAGCGTTTACTAATGATACTCAGTTGGGTATCTATAGACCTTCTGCTGGAGTGATTGGATTTGCACATGCCAGTAAGAAGATATCAGATCTATCTGCTACTTCTACAAAGTATTATCGAGATTTTGTTATTGAGAAGAATAGTCTTGATAGTCAGTATGTTTCTATTCTTACGGCTGGTGAAAACTATGATGGTGGTACGTATGCTAGTGTCCCTGCTTTAGGTGGTACTGGTGACGGTGCTTTATTGGGTATTGAAGTTGATGGATTTAATGGAGCAGTAACCAATCAAGGATCTGGATATGATCCTGGTGTTTATCAGAACATTGCATTAATTGGTGGAACTGGTACTGGAGCATTATTTGATTTCACTGTTCCTGAAATATCTGGTTCTATAACAAATGGTGGTGATAACTATACGCCAGGTACTTACAGTAACATTGCTATTACAGGTGGTTCTGGTACAAACTTACAAGGAACATTTGTAGTTGATGCTATTGATGGTGTATTAACTGCTGGTTCAAACTATCCAAATGGTACTTGGAGAAGTATTTCTGTAACAGGTGGTACTGGATCCAATGGTCTTGTTGATTTAGTTGTATCAAATGGTTCTATTCAGGATTTCTCTGGAGGAGTTGGAGCAAGTGTATGGGTATCTGGTACAGGATTTGCAGTAAATGATGTAATAGGCGCAACAATTGCTGTTGCTGGTACACAGACATTTGTACTTAAAGCTGCTAGTGGTAAATATTATCTTGATGGATCTCAAGTTGATAACTTTAATTTATTAAAAGGAAAAACATACATCTTCAATTTGAATGACAGCACTGTTGCTGGTCATCCAATGTTTTTCTCTACAACACAGGACGATACTGCTAGTATTAGCACAGACGGAATTACATACACATTAGATGGTTCTAATGTGAATACAACAGATTGGCTTGCTAATTATCAATCTGCTACTACTAGACAAATAACTTGGGTAGTTCCTGCTGCTCCTGTAACAGACAATCTTTACGTGAGTTGTTCTCTCCATGCTAATATGGGAGCAGGAGTTACATTAACTGATGCAACAACAGGTTCTGGATTTGGATATACTATTTCAAAGGTTCCAGGTAAAGTTAGTGAAGTTAATATCAGTCAGTCAGGAGAAAGTTATACTTCTGGTGATGCTTGTGGTGTAGCAGCTACAGATTTGATGGCTTCGTCTGCTGTTGGTGCTGGTGTAACAGGTTCTGGATTTGTATACACATTGGGTGGCGCAACAATGGGTGCTGTCCAATCTCTTGATAATATTCCCAACTACGGTAGCGGATACACTGGAGGAGACGTTCTAACGCTTCCAGCAGCGGTTACAAACGTATCTACTATCGCTAGAGGTGAATTAGACTTTACGGGTGTTAACTTCGTCTCTAACGCTGGTATACAGACTCTTACGTGGAGTGGTATTGCAGCAGGATCATCATCCCAAACATATACAAACCTAAGTCCTACTGGTGGTGCTGGTAGTGGTGCTGTTGTTACTGTTGAGGTTTTATATGCTGGAGGTAATGCATCATATGATAATGTAACAGTTACTAATATTGGTACAGGATATTTACCATCAGATCAACTTGTTATTCTAGGTACTGCATTAGGTGGTGTTACTCCAAATAACGACTTAACTATTTCTGTTCAAACAGTTGAACCAGGCAACCCACAGATTACTGTTGCTAGTACAACAGGGGTTATGGTTGGTGATACTGTTGACATTATTCCAAATATTAATAATCCAGGTCAAGTAGCAGCAGGTACTGTTATTCAATCTGTTGACAGTGCAACTCAATTTACCTTAAGTATTGCTCCACCAACTCCAGGTGCTGCTGATATTAAAGTTACAAACCAAAACCCATCACGACTGACTGTTCCTTCTACAACTGGACTTGTATCTGGTATGGTCGTTAATAAAGTAAGTGGTACAGGTGTACTAATTACTGGAACTACTATATCAGCTATTAATAGTGCTACGGAATTAACACTATCAATTACACCATCTACACCAGGTGCAATAGTTGTTAACTTTGAACCTGAGTTTGGTGCTGGTAGTGGATTTGCATATACCATTGATAAATTAGGTGTTATCAGTGATGTTAGTGTTGCTGATGGGGGTAATGGATATACTGTAGGAGACGTGTTACAGGTTTCTGCATTTGAACTTGTTCAACCAGAAACTTATACTGTAACTAATGGAGAAGTTTCTGTACTAACACCTAATGCTGGTAATCTTGCAGATTCAGCATATGCTGTAGGAGATAGTGTTAGAGATGCTGGTGGTTCAGTTGTTGCTGCAACAATCACAACATCTACAACAATAGGTGCAGCGAATGATGCAAGCTATACTGGTGTTGCATCTACGAGTAACAATAATGGTGTTGACGCTACCTTCGATGTTAGTCGTGATAATTCTGGAGCAGTACTATCTGCTGTAATAACCACAGATTCTCCTGGTAGTTTCTACGCAGCAAATGATACTATAACTATTGCTGGTGCTCTAGTTGGTGGTGCAACTCCTGCTGATAATATTGTGTTAACAGTTAGTAGTGTGGGTAGTGCTCAAACTGCTGTTGTTATTAGAAAAATTAGTGCTAGTGGTGGATTCATACAGAAGATAGTTGTTGATAAATTATCAATTTCTGCTAATGATTATTTGGTTAAAGATGTTGGTAACCCAACTACAGGGGATAAGATTTCAGCGGTTGCTGATGAATATCGTTTCTACATTGATAAAGGAGATGGTAATGGTGTTCAATATACACCTGGTGGAACACTCTTTGCTGGTAACAGTTATAAGTTTGATTTAAGTTCAGGAACTTTAGGTGGTCACATATTCTCTCTATCACAGTTTAGAGATGGTCAGTGGGGTCCTAGTAGATTTGAGGATGTATCTGCAACTTTAGCAACTACTACTAAGCAAGTAACTCTTGCTTCCACAACTGGAATGTTGGCGGGTATGATTGTCACTAAAGTTAGTGGTGATGGTATTATTCCTTCCACAACTGTTATTGCTTCTGTTGATAGTAGTACACAAATAACTCTTAGTGAGAATCCAACAACTGCTGGTGGCGTTATTCTTAACATCTATGGTGCTGAATATACTACAGGTGTAACAAGAACAGGATCTGATCTAACGATTAAGATTACTGAGACTACACCAACACTCTATTACTATTGTGGTACTGAACAAGCTGCTCACGTTAACGAAGGTGGTGAAGATAATGAGGAAGCATCATTTACTATTAACACAGTTAACCCTAAGACATTTGGTAGTGGATTCCAGTTACAAGTTACTGAGGTTGTTGTACAGGAAATCGTTAAGGGTGATGTTCTAACAGGTGCATTTAGTGCAATAGATCTACAGAGTACAACAGCTACTATTACAACAGGTACTGTAAACAACTTAAGTTCTGATACTGCAACATTAACTACTGCTGCTATTCCAGCAATTACTTCTGCAACTCCGATAACAATTACAGTTGACGATCCTGCTTCTCATGATATTACCCTAACAGCAAATAATATTAAGTTTGGAACAACTTGGAGTGTAGACGTTTCTACTGGAGATGCTACCGTAGGTGGTTTTATAAATTCTCCTGATCTTAGATTGGGTGATAACTTAAAGTTATTAGCATCTGATGCATCTATTAATTCTCTTGCTGGTTACGATATTAAACTATCACCAGATACAGGAAGAATTGTTGATATTAATACAACTTCTGCAATTGCAGTTCCATCAGGTGATTCTTTATCAAGACCTGTTGCAGGAATTGTTAAGAATGGTTGTATAAGATATAACACTGATTCCAATCAGTATGAAGGTTATACTGCTAATACAACATCTTGGTCATCACTTGGTGGTGTAAGAGACCTAGATGGAAACACATATCTATTGGCAGAAGAAACAGTTGGTGCTAATGATAACACTCACTGGTTCATTAACGATAATGTTAACTCTATTCGTATTTCTCCAACTTACTTAGAGTTCATTAATACAAAGAAATTACGTTCACTTAACACTACTGCTCCCGCATTTACAGAATGGGCAGCAAATACTCCGTATGCAGTTGATGATTATGTTAAGTATAAGAACAACCTGTATAAGGTAACATCTGCTGGTACATCTGCTACTTCAGGTAACGAACCAACTCATACATCTGGTAGTCAGGCAAACGGTACTACTGCTATGTTATGGGATAGATTGGCGGTGGCTGATTTAACCTTTGAAGATATTAACCTCGTTAAGATTGGTCCTAATAACAGTACAACTGCTCTTAGTGTCAATGATGATTTAAGATTTAGTGGTAATGTTATTTCAACTGATACTAATGATTTAATTATTAGACCTAATTCAGGTAAGAAAGTTGTTGTTGATGCTAATACAACATTCGCTGTTCCTGCTGGAACTACAGCAGAGAGAGGCACACCACAACAAGGATCACTGAGATATAATTCCACAACTTCACAGTTTGAAGGATACGACGGAGCAAACTGGGGTTCTCTTGGTGGAGTAAGGGACGTTGATCAGAACACATACATTATTCCAGAAGTATCTGCTGGTTCTAACGAAAATATTCTTTACTTCTTTAATGATGGTTCTGAGACTATGCGTCTTACCGCAACAGCATTAGAGTTTAAAGCTGTTGATACAATTAAGTCATCTACATCAGATGAATTTGAAATTACAGCATCTATGATGACCTTTGATAGTGCTGCAACTACCCTAGATAATACTGATGCTAATAAGACGTTCCTCTATAGCAGCAAGCAAAACTTTGATATTGGTGTTGCTAGTGGTATCTACACTGAACCAGTTCTTAGACTTGACTATCTTGGTGATGTTTATCTAAATACTGGATTCGGTACAGGTAACTATAACGGAGTTAAGATCTTCGATAGCGATCTTAAAGACTTTGAACTTGCAGATGCAAAGATCAAAACCGATATAGTACAAATGGTTAAGGGGTCAATTAATGTTGGTAGTACTGACATTTATGAAACCGCCATAGAGAAAGGAGCGAAAGTCGTTATTGTTGCAGAAAATACTAATACTAACCACAAAGAATTTGTTGAGTTTGGTGTTACTGATGATGGTAGTAATTGTTTCCATACCGAGTATGGTAATTTGCAAACCAATGACAATTTAATTGTTTCAACCTTTGAATATACTGCACAGAACAAAATTAGATTAAACTTTAGTTTGGGAACTAATGTTACCAACACTCATACAGTTAAAGTTACTATTGTATCCAACATTACCAAGAAATAAAAATGGCAACAACACTAGAAAAATTTGATTCACAAGGTGGATTCTCATTGGATAAGACCATAGTTATTGATGAGAATAGAAATTGTAAGAACCTCAATTCATTAGAACTGAAGAATTCTTATTATAGTGATAGTATGAAAACCTCTTATATTCTTAGAGGTATCAATACTGCTGTGTTGCAGGTAGATAATGTTGGAACACAGATTGTTTTAGAAAATAATACTTTAAATTTCGTTGATGGACATTTTATTGCAGTCAATCCATCTGGTACTGTACATACAGGGAAATTGGAGACTGCTGTTAAATGTGATAATTTAGGTAATGTTAGTATCTTATCAACATTTGAAACAGTTATTAAAGATGATATTCCAGCAGGTGAAACATGGAGTATAGTCCCACAAGGAGCAACGAATAGATTCAGTTATTCCACCACAAGAGCTGGTACTACTGAAACAATAAAATGGGCTGTATGCACAGAAGTTCATAGCATAGTCTGGAGTTAATGTCTAAATATAGTTTAGGATAAACGACGGCCTAGCAGGAAGCACCATGAGTTTGCATATTAATTCCGATAAAGAGAAGTTTAGGGGTGTCAACCCGAAACTTATCGGTGATAATGAACTGACAATTCGAGGAGGAGTAGGAGCTCTAGAAAGAGAGATACTCCGTACTGAATTAGATACCGCAACGGGTTTACCTCGTGTTGGTATTAACAGAACTGGTCAGAGGATCAATAATATTGATGTCACCGCTGGTGGTACTGGGTATACTACTCAACCATCGGTTACAGTTGCGCCTCCGGGTACTTCTGATGGAATTACCGCGCTTGCTTCTGCGTTTATTTTTAACGGTAAAGTCGTTTCTATTGCTGTTAATAATCCAGGATATGGATATACAACTGCTCCCACCGTAACTTTGAGTGGAGGTGGTGGTTCTGGTGCAACTGCTACTGCCGTTCTTGACACGGTTGATTATGAACTTGATATCAATGGTGCTATCAGAACATCAACTTCTATCATTTCTGATACTGCTAGAATCCTAAACCTTGATATTGACAACTTTGTTACTCCTGATGCTAACCTAAGAGGACCAAATTTAAAGACTTATCAGAATAATACTGGTACTCCTTGGGCTCCTAACGTTATTATACAGAAGGATAGTTATAGATATTTCGGTGCTAATGTTTATCAAGCAACAAATGCTGGACAAACAGGAAGTGACGCACCAACTCATGCTGATGGAATCGTATTAAATGGTGAAGTCCTGTTCAAACACATTGGTTTCCATGTAGTAGACCAATTAGAATTTAAGTATGGAGAAACTGGAGAAGCTGGTATTTTCCCAAGATCTATTACACCAATACTAGGTGATAGATCAGACAAGATTGCTACTACAGAATATGTTCTTAACTTGGCAACCAACGACGTTGGTGGTCGTGTCTATGTTTCTGCACAGATTGGTTCTGACCTAAACGATGGTCGATCTGCTGTAAACCCTGTAAGAAGTATTAAAAAAGCATGTCAACTGGCATGGGCTACACCTGGAGTAAAAGAAACGATCATCGTTTCAGGTGGAGACTATGTAGAAGACAACCCCGTTTCAATCCCACCAGATGCATCAATCGTTGGTGACAACTTACGTTTGGTTATTATCAGACCTGCCAATCCTGGCAAGCATATGTTCAAGTTTGGTGACAAGAACTATGTTTTAGGTGTAACATTTAGAGACCAAATTGACTCCAATGGTGACCCAGTTGCTACTTGGGATTACGCGATGGTCTTTGATGACAAGCAGCGTATTCAGATTGATGTTGATTCTAATGGTGATGTTGGAACAAGTTATCCAATTGGTCATCAAATATTTGGTCCTGATCAATTCCGTGTTGATTTCCAACAGAACACAGGACTTTCTACACTAGTAAACAACCTAGAAGTGGTTGGTGTTAACACTGGTGCTAGAGCAAAAGTTATTGACGTAAACTTCACTTACACTACAGGTGCTAGTGCATATGTTGCTGGTAAAATTGATGTTAACCTAACAAGTGGTTCCTTCGTTGAGGGTGAACGATTTGAGTATATAACATCTGCTGGTACTGGTGGTGCTATAAGTCTTACTATGAGTCAGACTGCTGGTTCTAATAAGATAAGATTTACACAAGATCCAGGTTCAACAATTCCTGCTGGTACATATGTTTTCCTTGATGATACTAATGATACTCATTTCACTCAAGGTTATTATCAAGTAATAGCAATTGATAATACAAATTCTGGATCGGGATATTGGGATGTAACATTTGTTCCTATCCTTAATGCTCCTACATGGGACACATCGGCATCTGGTACATTTACTATAGCAGCAGCAACACCAAATATTGAAACAATTGATACCACATCCATCAAGTCAATTAGGGCAGAGGGTGAGGTTGTTTCTGTAGATGAAGATTATACAACAACACTTCCTATCTCTAGAATTGACTTCTCATTGCAAGGAGATGCAAGTATTGCAACTGGAGGTTTCCAGAATGCACAGTTTGGTAATGCTGAGGATGTAGGTGGTATTATATTCTACACAAATGCTCTTGTTGGTAGAACCAATACACACGAGTTTAAAGAAGGTCAGGAAATACTTATTTCAGGTCTTCCAACTTCAGGTCCAAACTTATCAGAATTAAATGGTAAGCAAAGAATTTATAAAGTCTTAGAAGATAATGATGGTCGTTGCAGACGATTTGTAATACCTAAGAAGATGCCAGCGGTTGTTGATCCTAATCTCAATCCAGGTCAATTTGCAGCAGTTAAGACAGCAACTAAGACTGTTACATTATCACTTCTTAACTCTCCAAACAGTTTCCCATTATCAACTCCTTCTGGTAGAAGGTATCAAGATGCTTCTATCTTAATTCGTAACAACAGAGATTATATTGCGGATGAAGCAGTTGGAAGACTTAATTCACAATTTGCTAAGAGTTACTTCGCCACATATGAGATTGGAGGTACTGCTGCTTCTACGACTACACCAACAGGTGCAACATACGATCCTGCAACTGGAGATTTAGTATTTACTAAGACTGCTCATGGATTTTCTGTAGGAACTGGTATTAGAATTACTGATAGTGGATTAACTTTCACTTGTGCAATGGATAGTAATGCAACCGAACATGCATATCCAAGATCAACAGATCCTGCTACTGCAAAAGCATTACCAATTACATCAAAAACTAATGATACATTTACAGTTAATGTTGGTATATCACCTGCAAACGTAGAATATACACCTACTGCTGCAACATATAATGCAGCAACTGGAGATCTAACATTAACACTTGGAACACATTCATTATCAACTGGTGAGAGTATTACTATCGATAATGATTCCTTGCACTTCAAGTGTGCAATGGATAATAATCAGGTTACTAAGAAATATCCTCGTGCTTTAAAGGATCAATCTTCTGGAAGATCCCTTACTATTACTGGTTCTACAGCAACTAGTGTTACTGTTAATGTAGGTGCTGCTGGTACAAATAGAGACTTTACACCAACTGGTGCTACTTATGATCCTGCAACAGGTGTGATGGTATTGACTGTCGGACAGCACGGAGTTCGTGTTGGCGATAGCGTCGTTATAGACAATGATGCATTGACCTTTACCTGTGCAATGGACGGTCATGCTACAAAACATGCTTATCCTAGATTGGGTACTGACCCTACTTCTGGTCAAGCAATAGAAGTTACAGCGGTTGGAGAAACTTCACACACAGTAACTGGTGCAACATATACTCCTGCAACAGGTATTCTGCAACTTACTATTGCTGGTCACGGATTCGCGAATGGTGATTACATTAAGTTGGATGATGATTCATTAAAACTTACTTGTGCATTAGATAGTAACGGTTCTAATCATGATTATCCTCGTGCTGGATACGATAAAGCAAGTGGAAGATGGTTAGTTGTTGGTAATGTCCAAACTAATACTTTTGATATCAACGTTGGTATATCATCAGATACATCCGTACATACGTTTGTTTCTGCTGTTAGTGGTGGATTAAAGAGACAAGACGGTACTTTCACAGTTAATGTTGGTACAACACCACAAGCAACATACACACCAACCAATGCTGCTTATACAGCATCTACTGGTAATATGGTTCTGACTCTTGGTGGTCATAACTTAAAAGTTGGTGACAACATCAAACTTGCTGATGGTGCATTGACATTCAATTGTGCAATGGATGGTAACTATGCTGATAAGAGTTATCCACGTACAACTATTGATACACATACAGCATCTAATGCTGCATATAATCCTTCAACAGGTCTATTAACTCTCACGACACAAGGTCATGGGATGTCTAATGGAGACCTTATTAAAATTGCTGACAACTCATTAACATTTACATGTAACGAAGATAACAACGGATCAAACCATACTTATCCTCGTTCTACTGACCCAATTAGCGGTCATTGGATGCCTGTACAGAACGTAACTGTTAACACGTATACAATTCAAGTTCTTGACACAGTTCCTTCTACAAACCAGACTACTCACGCATTTGTTTCAGCAACTGCTAACGGAATCAGTCAGAAGAGAGATAGAGCATATGATTCTTCTCTTGAAGTCATTGCTGTAGCTAGTACTGCACATACAGTAACAGGTGCTACATACAACCCTTCAACGGGTGTTATGCAGTTAACCGTTACTGGACATGGGTTCTCTAATGGAGATAGAATTAAGTTAGGATACAATTCTCTTACCTTTAGTTGTGGTTTAGATAGTAACGCCACTCAGCATTCATATCCAAGAACAGGAGATCCTACTGGTGGTGATTGGTTAGCAATATCATCTGTTGCTACAAACACATTTGAAATTAATGTTGGGGTATCGCAAGATACATCAGCACATACATTTGTATCTGCTATTACAGGTGGATTAACCAAGCAAAGTGGTGACGTTACAATTAACGTAGGTGCATCTCCAACTGTAGCATACACACCAACAAACGGTACATACAACCCTAGTAATGGTGATTTAGAACTTACTATTGGTACTCATAACATAAGAGTTGGTACAAGTCTTAAACTTACCACAGAAGGAGTTACATTTACTTGTGCTCAGGATAGTAATGCTACTAACCATGCATATCCAAGAGCAACTATTGATAATCACACAGCAACTCTTGCCTATTATACACCTGCTGACGGTAAGATTATTCTTACAGTTCCTGGTCATGGAATGACTAATGGCGACAAGGTTAAGTTAGATGATAGTTCTTTAACATTCACATGTGCTGAAGATAGTAATGGATCTAACCATTCATATCCTCGTCCTTCTGACCCAATTAGCGGTAAGTGGATTCCTATTTCTGGTGTAACTACAAATACATTTGAAATTAATGTTGGATCTTCTACCAACACAACTGCTCATACATTTATATCTGCTGTTACTAATGGTATCAAACAGAAGAGAGATAGAGTAAACGAACAGGCAATTGAAGTAACTGGTATCACAGCAACTACAGTTACAGTTAATGTTGGTGCATCTTCTAACACAACTGCTCACACATTTGTATCTGCCAACCAAGATTCAGTTGTAACTGGTGGTAACTATGCTCACACATTTAAGAGTGCAACTACTGGTGGCGTAATTAGTGGTGGTTCATATGCTCATACATGGATAAGCAGTGCTACTAATGGTGTTCACTTTAAACCAAATACTGCTCACACATTTGTTACTGCTGATAGTAACTGTGTTAAGAATAGACCTCAAACTGCTCATACATTTGTAAGAGCTGCGGCAAACTGTCTATCTACTGGTGGTACTACATTTAAAGTTTACTTAGGACAGACTCCAGAAGTTCACACATATGTTAGTGGTGGTACTGTAGAATTCGGTGGTAGTAGTTATAATATTACCAATTTTGTTTATGATAATGCGGTAACAGGTGTTGCAACCGTTACTGTATCTGCTTCTATTCCAAATATAGCAGAAGATGCTACTGTTAAATTAGCAGACATTTTGGTCTCTTGTTCTTCTGGACAAAAGACATATCCATCATTCAGTCCTCCTACAACTGGTACTAACAATAATCCTAATGGAGACGAGAACTGTAAGCAAGATATAGTACACTTCCTTAATGCTGTTATAAGAGACTTAGAGTTTGGTTCCAACCATAACGTTATAGAAGCTGCGAAGAAGTATATTGTCGGAGCAAAAGTTAGTTATGTAGAGAATGAAATTATTCAAACTATACGTGGTATAGAGTATGCTAGAGAGTTAGCAATCTATGCAATGTGTAATTGGCATACAGGTGACAATAGGTTAACTACAGATCCTTTATATGCCGCAGAGCATACTGCTTTAACTCAGTATAGAGACACAACAATTATCAATACTACTGCTGGTAGTCCACGTTGTGATGATGTAAGAGCTGCTATTGATACTCTTGCATATCTCTTCGTAGATGTTCTATCAAATAATTCTGCTAACACATACTTAGATGCTGCATATCTAATTTCACGTAACAAGGATCTTATTGCAGATCAAGTATTAATAGATGTTGAGAACAAATATCCAAATGCTAATCTATCCGATCTTAATCAGAGAAAATGTCGTAGAGACGTTGGGTTAATTCTTGGTGGATTAGTTCGTGACCTTGTATTGGGTGGTAACTCTGGTGTTGTTTCTAGAGCAGAGTTATACTTCACAGGAACGGAGTTAACTGGTATTCAACCAGGAATGCTGGCTCAGACCCTTTACGCCTATCAGAAGGTCAAAGAGTACGCAATCAACACTCTTTCTAACTGGACTGGATACGCAGGAACTCATACATTTGTAAGTGGTGTCACAAATGCAATCACTCCTAATGCTGGTGGTACTAAAACTGCTGCTGCTGGAACAACTTATAATGCAGCAACTGGTGACATGGTACTGGAGATTGGATCTCACAGTTTGACGACAAGTAATACTCTTACCATTGCTAATGGTGGTGTTACATTTACTTGTGACCTAGACGCAAATGAAACAGAACATGCTTATCCTCGTGCAACTGACCCTGCATCTGGAGCAACACTTGCTATTACTGCTGTAGCTGCTACAACAGTTACTGTTAACGTTGGTGCTGCAATCAATCTTCCTGTCCCAACAACAGCAAGTGCTGCAACATATACTGCCAACACTGGTGAACTGACAGTAACATTCCCAGATCCTGCTAAGGCAGTTAAGACATCTCATAGACTTGCATTCAGAGAGAACGCACTTAAGTTTACTTGTGATGTTGACAGTAATGCTACTCAGCACTCATATCCAAGAAGGGTTCCTGCTGATAAGAAGGCATACGGTAAGTCACTTCCAATAACTAACGTATCATCTGCTGGTGGTAGCACTACAGTTACAGTTAACGTTGGTGCTGCTGGATCTGCTAGTTCTTCTACACACGCATTCGTAAGTGGTTTAGCAAATGGTGTCGTCGTAGTTTACGATCAAGTACCAACTACCTCAGACATTCCTAAGTTTGAAGATTGGAATATCACTCTTTATACTGGTGGTACTCCTAAATGTGCTAACGTTGCTTCTACAATCGCAACAGAAATGGATCTGTTGGAAGATATTTTGGATGGAACAATCCTACCAGGAGCAACCACACAAACAACTGGAACTCTATATGATACTGCACTAATCAATACATACCCAGATAGTTACATCTACGACTCAAACAACGTTAGATCTGCTGTTCGTGGTGACTATGATGAGTTTCCAATCATTGAGGCATCTCCATATACTCAGAACTCTTCTGTTATCTCCTTCTTAGGTGGTAATGGTGCATTCATTGATGGTGCTAAGGTTAAGCAACCTAACTGTCCGTTTACTGGATTAGAACTAGATGGTAGTGCAACTTATCCTAATCAGGGTAAGTCGATGGTTGCATCTGCATTCACTATCGTTTCCTTCGGTGGTACTGGATATAAAGTTATCAACGATGGTTATGTACAGTTGGTTTCGGTCTTCGTTATCTTCTGTGCTGATGGTGTTCTTTGTGAAAGTGGTGGTTATGCATCTATCACTAACTCTGCTACTAACTTCGGTCAGTATGCTTTGAGAGGTGTTGGATATAGTCCTACACCATACGTATTTGATATTGCAACAATCTCTAACGTATCTTCTACACCTACTGGTAGAACTATTCTTACAGTCAGTGGATTGGGAAGAGAACCTCTAGAGCATTATGTTGTTAAGATTAATGGTTATACCAATACTAATACTGACATTGAATACTTTGTTGATGTAGTTTCAGCAGTTACCGTTGGTCCTCCTTTCTCTGCTCAGTTAACCATTGATGATGGTACTGGACAAGGAATGGATCTTACTGATGTAGCTACTGGTAACCCAGTCTCTACTAGTGTTTTAACTGGTAAGACTATCAACTTACACAGACCATCTATCGTCAACTCCTCATCACATACATGGGAATTTGCTGGATCTGGTACTAACTACCTTGCTCTACCTGAGAACGGTGGTACTAAGATTGAAGCAAACGAACAGGTATCACAGAATTATGGACGTGTTTACGTCTCTGGTACTGACGAACTAGGTGACTTCAAGGTTGGTACATTCGCTAGAATTGAGAACAGAACTGGTAACATTACCTTCACTGGTACGGTTACGATCTCTGAAGTTGAATTCTTGAAACTGAAAGGTGGTGACGTTGTTGTTACTGGATTCGATGACTCCAACACATTGGGTGGTGCAAACGCATCTGATGCAAAACTACCTACACAGAAGGCAGTTAAGGATTACATCACTAATAACTTAGGTCCATACATCAACAAGCCCTACTCTACGAACGCTGTTCCTAGAGCACTAGTTGAACTAACAGACTCAGGTAAGATATCTGTTGACCAGATTCCTGCTTTGAGACCATTCAGTGTTTATACTGTTGCTAACCAAGCAGCAAGATTGGCACTAGAAGGAGCACTTGCTGGTGACATCGCAATCCAACAGGATACATCTGCATCATTCATTCTAAACAATGACTTAACAAGTCTATACTTAGGATTCCAGTTTAACGCTGCATTAGCATTTACCATCGGAGATATCTTTGAGGGTAGTGTAACGACAGGTCGTATTCAGTCTACTGAATATAGAACTGGTGTTGTATATCAAGTTAACGTTACTAATAACGGTTCTGGATATACTGTTGCACCTGCTGTTACAGTTTCGGGTGGTAATCCTGGTGGCGGTGCAATTGCTGCTTCTGTTACATGTACTATTGCTAACGGTGAAGTTGTTACTGCTACCATTGTTGACTTTAACGGATACATTGGTGGTAAAGGATATACTACTGCTCCAACAATTACATTTGCTGCTCCTCCAGGAGCTGGAACGCAAGCACAAGGTGTTGCGTTAATTGAAAGTAGATTGTATGGTACTATCGTTAACAAGATTAAGATAGAAGATACTGATACATTTGATGACAGTACAACACCATCTGCTAATACAGTTAATATTAACCGTGTTGTTAACACATCTTGTACACTTGCTTCTAACTGGGTATCACTATCTACTAACCAAATCGCTGCTGCTGACATCACATCTGGTGTTATTGAGACAGATAGATTAGCGTCAGGTGGTGCTGCTAACTCCTTCACCTTATTAAGAGGTGACTCTAACTGGGCTCTTGCAGTTCAGTCAATGAAGGGTGCAGAGAACAGGTACTTCGCTCAGTTATATTCACAGGCAACTAGTGGAACTAATTCATTAATATTCCAGACTAACCAGAATGCTCTGATTGGTCATGAAGTTAAGAACACTGTTAACGGTATACAGGCAAACACAAATATTACGGGTATTGTTACTGCTGGTGGATTAACCACAGTTGCTATCAATAACCCAATTAACCAGACTATTCCTTCTGGTACGATTATTGAATTTGAAAGGGGTGAATCCCCAATGACCTTTGAGTCAACATACACTCAAGGTAACTTTGTTGACGACGTTATCATTTCTAATGCTGGTTCTGGATACACCAATGGTCAGTACTATGATATACCATTAACAGGTGGATCTGGTACTGGACTAAAAGCAAACTTTGTTGTATCTAGTAATGCAATTACTGATGTTACTGTAACTGATGGTGGTTCTGGATACAGTGCAGACTTTGCAATTACTGTTGCACCAAATGAAATTGGTACTGGATCTGGTCTTGTATTAGAGGCTAAGGTAAGTACTGTTAACAGACAGTATGCTAACGTTTCTATTGACGTTAAGAGAGTTACAGATTTAACAATTTCTGCTGACCTTTATGGTGAGATTGGTGTTTCTAGATATAAGAAAGCACAGTTTAATATCGGTCAGGCAGGTAACGGTTCTGTTGAACTGAAGACTGGTGCTGATAGTGGATTAGATGCTGACCTTCTTGACGGTGCTCAAGGTGCTTTCTATCTAAACTCTGGTAACCAGAACTCTGGTACATTACCTACTGATAGATTATCTGGTACATACAACATTAGTATTTCTGGTTCATCTCAGAATACAATTCGTTTGATCACAGGTACTAACAACCCTACATCAAACCCTGCTCCAAACAACTTCGTTGAAGGTGCTATTGCCAACACGGTATTCAATAGTGCTAACGGTCTTGCAGATGGTGGTACTAGAAACCTAGTCATGACTATCAGAAATGGTGGTTCAGGTTTCGATGCTACTTACGGTGGTGTAAGACAACTTGCATTTACTGATAATGACAACATGTGGATCAGAGGTTCTGGTACAGGTGTTTCTACATTCGGTTCATGGGGTAAGGTTTGGACATCACTTAACGATGGTGTAGATTCAGGACTCGATGCTGATAGGTTGGATAATAAGCAAGGTGACTGGTATCAGAATGCTTACAACTTGAACTCTGGTACTATGTCTGATAACAGACTACCAGGATTCATTAGTCCTAGATCTTATCAAGATAGATTAGTAATTAAGACATTTAGTGGTGATGCTAAGTATCAGATCTATGTACAAGGTTTAATCCTTAACAGTTCACCATTCACACCAGGTAACCCAGTTAACCTATACAATGCTAACGCACAGGCAGTTGGTAGTTACACGATTGATGCTATTACTATTAACGATGACGTTAATGATAACTTTAACGATTACAGTATCTTAATTGGTAGACTGACTTCTGGTAACTTTACTGGTGCTCTTACAGTTGGTACTGCAAGTAATAGAGTTCCATTCCAAGACTTCACTATCGAAGATGATAACACCTTCGAGGTAACTAGACTTGAGAGTAGTTCTGGTACTGCTTTACTGAAACTTGGTAGAAAGGATGGTCAGGCATCAAGTCCTGCTGTTTACTTTAACTCTTCCGCATCTGCTGCAACAAACTATAACGTTGCTCTGATTGCTGCTGGTGGTACTACAACTGATGGTTCTGGTACATTAGAAGTTAAAGTTGCTAATGCTGATGGTTTAGAAGTTAATGGTTCTACTGTATGGAACGCAGGTAACATCACCTTCCAAGTCAATAACATTGCAAACACTGCTGTTAAGAGAGATGGTTCAGGCAACTTCTCTGCTGGAACTATTACTGCTACATTAACTGGTGCTTCTTCACTCAACGTATTGAAGACTGGTGATACCATGACTGGTACACTAGCAATCGCTGGTGGATCTTCCAACTTAACTGTTGGTGGTACATCAACATTCAGTGGAGTTACATCTGTAAATAATGACTTGAATGTTGATTCTGGAGTTCTATTCGTTGATGCTAGTGCTAATAGAGTTGGTATTAACGTAGGTACTGCTCCAAGTGCTGCTCTTGATCTTCGTAGTGATGAAGGTATATTCCTTAAATCAGCATCTAATGCTCCTTCTACAGGTGCAAGAATTAGATTTACAGATGCTTCTGACTTCTCCCAAGTTGGTACTCTTAGATACAATCATGCAGATTCACAATCACCTAACAGTAATTATGGAAATACTTTCACATTAGAAGGTACTGAATCAGAACTAGCGTTCCGTGTTGTTGGTGATGTTATTGCATCTAGAAAGTTAGGTATCAATATCAACAGAGAACCAAATTATACCTTAGAGGTAGATGGTGATGCATTAGTACAAACTACTCTGTATATTGACGATGCAAATGATAATGGCGGTGCTTCGATACAGTTAAGAGGTTCTTCTTCTTACAGAAACTTCAGACTTGGTAACCAGTTGGTTGGCAACCATTATTGGACACTTCAGGCATCTACCAACAACGGTGGAACAACTTGGAATGGTACACCAGCAATTGCTGTTGATGGTAGCAACAATAGAGTTTCTATTAACACTACTACAAACTCTGGTACTGATCCAAATAACAATACCGCAAGGAATTATCAGTTTACCGTACAAGGTGATATGAACCTTAACGGTCAGTTCTATCAGAACAATGCTGAGTTCGTTACTTCACGTTGGACAGAATCTTCTAACGGAAATGACATCCATAGATTATCTAAGGTTGGTATAAACAAGTCAAACCCATCATATGATTTACATGTTGGTGGTACTTCTAACTTTGAAGGAATTGGTTATATCAATGGTGATAAGATGTGGATAGATACTTACGGAGTCTTTAAGGCTAACAGAAACACAGTTTCTGAAAACGTAACAATACCTGCTAACACAAATTGTGTCAGTGCAGGGCCTATCACAATTGCAAACGGTTACACAGTCACTATAAATAGTGGTGGTAACTGGGCTATCGTATAACGAGGAAATATGGCTGGAATATTAAAAGTAGACCAGATCCAAAACTCCGCAGGAGTTAATATAATGGATCTGCAAAATGATGACTTGAGACTGTGGAATGGAAGCAGTTATACTTCAATGGCATCTACTGGGTCGATGTTAGGTATGAATGTTTATACCTCACAGAATGGTACTTGGAACTCTAAATCCACTAGTGGTGGTTCTGGTACTTGGACAAAACCAGCTGGTTGCAGTCATGTTTTAGTTTATGTAACTGGTGGTGGCGGTGGAGCCAGAGTTAACGATAATACTTATCGTGGTGCTGGTGGCGGTGGTGGAGCTACTGCTATCAAATGGATTGATGTTTCTGGTGTAAACTCTGTTAGCTACACATACGGTGGCGGTGGAGGTTATGCTCGTAACGGTGGTAGAGGTGGTTCAGGAGGGACATCTTCCTTTGGATCTTACTGTTCTGCTGGTGGTGGCCAAGGTGGTCAATCAGATGTACCTCATCAGGGTGGACCTGGTGGATCTGCTTCAGGTGGTGATATAAACTTACCTGGCGGTGGTGGAGAAATGACTCACGGATCAAACAACGAAGGAGTTGCTGGTTCTAGTTTCTGGCATAAAGCTGGTTCTTCACACCATTACTACAACAACCAAGAGGAAGTAACTCATGGTCAGTGGGGTTCTGGTGGTGGTCATGGATACTATTCACAAAATAGTTTTGCTCATAACAATAGTAACGGCGGCGGCGGTTGCGTTATTGTATACAATTACAGTTAATAAAAATGGCATATATTTCATTAGTACATAAAAAAAGTGGAACTGTACAACAGATACAAGATTCAAATGCACCTACATTTGAAACTCATGAAGATTTTGAATGGGTAAATGGACCTTTTGATAAAGTAGATGATGATGGTTTACAGGCTCCTGATTTTTATTGGGATACTCAAACTCAACAAATTACTAAACGTGTGGTAGTTGATGCCACTTACGACTTCAAAAGAAAATTTGAATATGAACAAATTGAAGAGCAACTTGACAAACTTTGGCATGATATGGAACTAGGGGTAGTTCCTGGAAAAGATGGTCAGTGGTATCAATCTGTCGCTGCTATCAAAGATAAATACCCTAAGTCATAAATACAATTACGATCAATAGGTAATCATGTCTCAATTAACAGTTGGAACTGTTGTCACAGGAAATGCATCTTTGGCCACACAAGGTCTGAAGTTGCCTTCATTTGCTAGTGGCAGTAGACCTGCATCTCCTAATATAGGTCAGATGATCTGGAACTCTTCAGATGCGAAAGCACAAATCTGGAATGGTTCTGATTGGGATGACGTAGGAGGTGGTATACCAGGAGCCACTAATGATACGAGAGGTGCTTACTTAGTATCTGATGGAGAAAACGGAACTTTCTGGGCATATCCTGGAGGGAGTAATGCCGTTTCTTCACCCATGACTGGATGGAGATATAGAAGTTTGATTACGCATGGTTACTTGATTGCTGGATACAAGGGTTCTAATCCTTGGAGAACAGTAAACAAAACCTGGCACGCTACAGATGTTACTTTCTACTGTGGTGAGCAACTTGACCGTGCATTAACATATGCTGACGTTACTTGGAGTGACTACTTCGGTTATGGTCATGGATGTGTTAACGCATTCACTGGATCATCAAACCATACATCTTCGATCAACCTCCATACTGGAATGAGACGAATGTTTGGTACATCAGGTAGTAACCCTGGTGGTGGAACATACTCACCTGCTAACTACGGTTGGGAAGGAGACGATCCACGAGGTGTTATGGGATATGGTACTGTTGGTGGTTGGAACATGCCTGTCAACAGAGACAGAAACTCCTGTGCATCTGCACAAAAACAACAGCATGGGTATAACTTAGGTGGAGGTAACTCTGCTGTAGGTAAATTACACTTCCCTTCAGAGATCATGTATCAGGCAGGTAACTCACCTTCTGGTAATGACCATACTTCATCAGTTGCCGATGAAGATAAGACATGGGCTTCATTCTCAGGTAATAGATACTACTGTAATCATTCTAACGATAGTTGGGGTGGTTGGTCTTCCTCTATGGCTCCTGACGGAGTTTGTAAGCCGCTTGGTTCTAAGTGGGGTCACTTCTATTGTGGAACTGGTAACAACGTTACAACTCCTTGGACTAAGTATAATGGTTCTTCAGGATCTGGTATTAAGAATGGATCTAAGGTTCGTTCTTACGGAGAAGAGAACATGATGATGGGTCAGGACTGGGGTTATATGATGGGACAATATGATGGTCAGCAGAACAACCACACTACTAAGTGGGATTACTCTACTGATGTTGAGACTAATATGGGTGCTTCTACAAGACCTAAAGGACATTATGGACAATCTTCAGGTGGTTGCTGTTCAGCTGCTGCTACTGTTACCGCAATCTATGCACAATAATGAGATACCTAATACTTAACGAAAAAGAAATTAAGCCTGAGCAGTATGTCAATATTGCTGAGACCGCTGATGCTAGGCTACATTACAACGAAATATTTTCGTTGATGCATTTTGCATGTGTGGAAGTAAGTGAAAACATCTTCCAAGTTATCTCTAAAGAGTGGGAACACAAATACAAAGAGGTTACTAAGAAGCAAGCATTGAATGGATCAAACTTCTTCTCAGAAGTTAGACCTTTTGGTAAGATTATGGCAACGGTTAACCAACAAGGTGTTGCTCAAGCATGGACTCCTGCTGGTGGTATTCTTAAAGTACCAGTAGAATTGACAGATGAAATCAGAAAAGAAATTACTGATTTCATGAGTATCTTTGCTGTAGAGATTGTTGATGATGAATTTAATGTAAGAATTAAAAATCTAAGAGATACAACAGAATTAGAAACTGCTTCTTGGGAAATACAGAAGCATGAAGCAAGAGAGTGGTTGAGAGAAAAAGGAAAGAATGGAAGTAAGACACCATTCCTTGACTACCTTGCTACAGAAAGAGCTTTAGATAAAACAGATCTATCAAATAAAATACTTACTAAAGCTGAGGCATACGAAGATAAACTATCTACCATGCTTGTTGCGTATCAAAAACTTAAGAAAAAGTTTGAAGATGCCGATACTGTATGGGACCTAAATATATTATATGAAGATCACATCGGTATCATGATGCCTCAATCACAGGCAATTGAAATGGGTCGCACCATATCTGATACTGACTGGGATCGAAAACCAGAGTATGAGGTAGACGCATATGTCTTTAAATTCTGAATTAGTTAACAGAGATCCAAAAAATTCAAGATTATCTTACAACGCAGAGTTGTCAGATATCATTGCTGATGTTAATAACATAGTCAGTTCTGATACTGGAGAGATAAATCTAGCTAAGTCTTTCGTTGAGGAATTTGATTTCTCAAAGAAAGATTTTGATATTTTAGAAGGTTGTATGCGCTTCAATAGCGGTATGACTGAATATCAAAGTAAGCATTTTGTTGTTGATATGCAACTGACTCCTTGGAGAAAGGTTCGTCAAGCATTGATGGAACTAGAAACAAGGTATCATGCTTATATGGAAAATAGGCACAGTCTTAGAAAAGCAGAATTATTAAGAAAGAAATTCGTTCGTACTCTTGATAATTTAGCGGCAGAAGGTGGAGATGAAATTGATGCTGGATTTATCCAGATCGATTTAGAAAAAAATGATTATGACATAGGTATTTGGAAAAGGAAACTACGTCAGTCAGAAATAGAAATGACACATTTCTTGAAGACTGTTAATGAGTTTGTTGATGATGACCATCCACTAGAGTATTTCTTAGAAGAACAAGAAGAGGAAGAAAGAATATACTGGATTGCTCGTATGGGTAAACAGGCTGCTATGGATATTGTATCTTATGGTAGAATATCTACTGGTAACATGACTTCTATTTTGGATATGCCAGAACAGGATCAAGTTAAGTGTTTAGAAGTAGCAATACAATTCTCTGCTCTCGTTGGTGGTGGTATGGACAAATTAAATAAAACATTTGCTCCTGCTATACAAGCACAAATAGAATCGGAAGGTATAACAATGCCCAAGTTTGAGGCGCATAAATATACAGGACAGTTACATTTAAAAGAGGGCAATTAAGATGGCAGGAACCTGGCACGCTGATGCAGAAAGGTATGAAGAGCTTCTGCCTGTTATACATTTCATGATGTATGATAAGTACAGTCTTGAAGATAAAAATAAAGATCTAGATAGAGTAAAGCTCAGAGAAATCTGTAAAGAGAATAAAAGTCTCTTGATAGAACATAGTGACAACGAAGGTTTATTTATTAATAAGGTTCTAGAAGAATATGGATCAAAGATTCTCAATCCCGCTGAATACAAAATTACCTGAAGATTTTGTAACAGGAACTTTTATTCCGTTCCTGAATCAGTATAAGAAATATATTTCCGACATATACTTTACATGTCGGATGCCTCCATTCGTCCAAGACGCGATGGGGGATAGTATTGATGGGGATATGAGGGAGACAACATTCAATGCTCTCTATGTTTCTCAGGAAACAGGTATTCCATTATCAGCAACGTTTAATAATATTCAGGTTCTTCCTAATCAAAAGAACTTGGATCTTTTTATTGAAAATTTTAAACCAGTATATGATATGGGTGTTCGTATTGCTACGATACCTCATACGACATGGTTGTTAACTGGACAGATACAGAAAGAGTTTCCAGAACTCTATATTAAAAATACTATACTCAGAGAAGTAACAAGAGCAAACGAGATAGTTAATTTAGCAAAGGCAGGATTTAATTATATTAATTTAGATCGTGATCTAATGAGAGATCATGATCAACTACTAAGAATTAAAAAAGCAAAGGAATATTGTGCTGAAATAGGTAAACCAGTTAAGATATCATTACTTGCTAATGAGTGGTGTTGGGGTGGATGTCCGATCATGCCAGAACATTACCATTACAATATGGAGAGAAGTGAAGATGATCCTCAGTATTTTAATGATTCTATTAGTAGAGTGTCATGTTCTGGATGGGATGAAAGAGATCCAGCTAATGCTTTAAAGCAAGCAACTATACCACCATGGAAAGAAGATTGGGAACAGTTTGTAGATTTAGGTATTGATGTATTCAAGATGCATGGTAGAGAGAATGCTTTGCGTTTAATGGAATCTATGGACATCATTAAAAGATGGGATGCTAATGAAGAATTATTATATCCTCAGTTTGATGAGTATATTGAAGATACTACATTACAAGAGAAACCAATTGATATCTGGAGAGATAAGATTAAGACGTGTAAGTTTGATTGTTGGGATTGTAATTATTGTGATTCAGTTATTCATTCTAGGATGAAAAAGAATGAAAGAATTATGGATAAGGATATAGAACTAGTTCTTAATTCTATTGATAAGGCTGCAAGAGGAGATAGTAAGTTTAATCCAAAAGGATTTAATTACGAAGGTTTATCATCAAATATTATTAGACATTTTCTTAATAACTTATGTTCTAAAGAAGATGCTGTGTATTTAGAATTAGGTGTTGCTGCTGGTAGTACATTCTTTGCTGCGACAATGGATAGAGATATACCAGCGTTTGCTGTTGATAATTATTCAGAAGAAGATATTGCTCCTTTCCGTGATGAGGATAGTTGGGATAGTGGTGGTAAAGTATATGGACATAAAGGATTTAAGATGAATAATCCTAAAGGTGCATTCTTTAAAGGTATGAAAAAGAATCAAGTTTTCCATGAGAAAAGTATTCAAGATCTGAATATAGCAGATTTTAATATTGTTCATGATGAACACACTATGGATAATAAGAAAGCGAATGTTATTTTCTATGATGCTGATCATGACTCGCAAGCACAGTATGATAATTTAACATACCTCTATACAATTATGGATGATCAGTTTATAATAGTAATAGATGATGCTAATTTTATGGGTGTGGTAGAGTCGGCAAATATATGGGTTAGGGAAAATGATATTAAAGTTATGTTTGATCGTAAGATATTGACTGCTGTTCCAGAGGATCCTAATGGATGGTGGAATGGTGTTCATATAATGGTGTGTCAGAAATGAATTCATTTAAACACCAGTATATAATCATCAATATGGAAGATGAATATTTTGATCTTATAGAAAGGCAACTTAAGAAATGTCAAGGTACAGATCGTGAAAGTAAACCTATAGATGATTATGAATCTTCTAAGGTAGAAGGTTTAGAAAATAAAGGAGAACTTGATCTAGCAAATAGAGAATCAAAATCTCGTTTTATAGATGATGAACGTTTGTATGGATTGATGGATGGGTTTATTAGTTTTGCTAATGATAAGTGTAAATGGGATTATGATATTGATTTCATAGAACCTTTGCAGGATACTGTATATAAAAAAGGTGGTTACTATGATTGGCATATAGATGAATCTAATTGGATGCCTGGTAAGAGGCATGAAAATAGAATACGTAAACTTAGTTTTGTTATACTATTGAATGATGATTTTGAAGGTGGTGAATTTGAAATGGTGATAGATGAGAAAAAGATTATTCCATTGAAGAAGAAAGATGTTATAATATTCATGGGTGATACACCACACAGAGTTAGAGAAGTAACATCTGGTGAGAGGAAATCATTAGTTGGATGGGTACAGGGGCCACCATACAAATGAATTTTATTAACGAATATCAATTAGAAGATCCTGATATATGTGACAAGCTTATAGAGCTTTTTCATATAGCGGATAAGGATGAAATGACATATGCTGGTAGAGTTGGTGGTGGTAGTATCATTCCAGATATTAAGAAGAGTACTGATTTCTCTATAACTGATGCTGGAAAGTTTGGAAAACCAAGTGACTTTAAATATGACGCATATCAAAAAGCATTAGATGGTTTTATAAATGAATACTTACAAGAACTAGAAGTTGGAAACCAAGAGTTTACAATGAAGCAGTTACCACAGATACAGTATTATAAACCAGGTGAAGGTTTTTATACATGGCATGTGGATGGATCTGGTTTAGATGGTTGTGATAAAGCTTTTGTTTTTATTACATACCTGAATGATGTTCCTAATGGAGGAACTGAATTTTATCATCAGGATTATACTGTGCAAGCAAAGAAAGGTAGTACAGTTTTATTTCCTGCTGGATTAACTCATAAACATAGAGGACAAATTTCAAATGATCATGAGAAGTATATTATGACAGGATGGTTATGGTGGGGCAAATGAAGGAACCTATTGTTATTGATACTGTTCTATCACGTAGTGAGTTTGAATCATTGTATGAATATTTTAATAGAACTTCACCAGCAGTAAGTAGTCTTGCAACATGGACACTTAATAATGCATCGTATGGTAAAGGAGATCCTGTGTCATGGCAACATCCTTTAAGAACTGATTTAATATTTACTAAGTGTGCCACAACAATAAGACTTAAGATGATGAAACATCTTAGAAGAGATATTAAGTTGTGTAAGATACATGCTAATGGACAAACTGCTGGACAGAATACATTATTCCATAAAGATTATCCATTAGATGATGTATGGACATTCGTACTTTTTAATCAAAAAGAATGGAGTTTAGAATGGGGTGGTGAATTTGTATCTCAGAGACCAGATGGAAAGACTTTCTACACACCATACATACCAAATACAGGTGTTCTTATACCATCTAATTGGGATCATAAAGGACACTCTCCTAATACTTTAATAGGTAATGGTTACAGGACTACAGTAGCATTCTCTTTCTGTATTCCTGAAATTCATGATCATATAAATGAGAAACAATCAAGACGATGGTATTAGGAATTAGAGAATATCCAGTAGATGTTGATGGAGATGAACTTATAAAGTTTATTGATACCTCTATCGAAAAGAATATTCTTACTAAAAATATGGATCACGTATCCAAACTCACCTTCCATGATGGTAAAGATGACTTCTTGGAGTATGATGAACCTATTATTAAGAAATTAAGATGGTCATTTCACGATGCTTGTTCTAGATTTTGGGGTATGGATGTATTTGATTATCAAATAAATTCATGGGTGTATATAGATTGGAATGATAATCCAATAGAACCATACATGCACTCACACAATCCAGAAAATCCCTATACATTATCTGGTATAATGTATATAAAATTAGGTGAGTCTGGAACTACTATGTTCCCTATGCCAAATCATGATCCATATTACTTACCGAAGAACTTATTTACATGGTTTATATTTCCATCAAACTTACCACACATACCTGGCAAAGGCATTCAAAATGAAAACCGATATTGTTTAGCTGCAGATTTATATTCATGAAAGACAGTAATATACACAGTCAAAGTAATTTAAACTTTGTAGCAGAGAAAATTCCACAAGACATCTACTATAGTCTTCTTGATTATACTAGGAAAAGAAGATTGGATGAGGTATGGAATATGAATTCCAGATTGGCTGGTGCTCTAGATCAACAATCAAGTTTAAGTGAATGGAAATATGAATGTCCAGGATTAGAAGAATATCTTTTAGATCGTGTTAATGGAATATGGGATTGGGTGTATACCACATGTCCATGGGAGTTTAATAAGACAAAGGATATCACTCGGTTCATAAGGTTGCATAATTTGTGGGCGAATTATCAGAAGAAATACCAATACAATCCAATGCATGTTCATTCTGGTGTTGTTAGTTTTGTGATATTTGTTGATATACCATATGGTCCTGAAGAAAGGGATAATTTTTATAGTGATGGAGCGTTTCAAATGGAAAAGGAAGTGCTGCCAGTAGATAGTTCATGGAACGGTACAATTCTTATGTTCCCATCAACAACAAATCATGCTGTATATCCATTTAGATCTACTGATAAAGAAAGGACAACTGTGTCTGGGAATATTGCTTGGAATGTAGAGGGTCCAGATGAAGAGCATTATTAAAGATGATTGCATCAATCCAAATTATCAAAACCTTATTGAAGAGACTCTAAGATTTGATACAGATTTTAGATGGGTGTATCATGATAACTTAGTAGAAGATGGTGACAGTCAGTTAGTAGGATTCTCTCATATGTTTTTATTGGATGGGAAATCGTGTAGTAAGTATAGTGGATTGTTTCTTCCTTTGG